AGAAGAAGAACCACATAAACCTGTAGAAGAAGAACCACATAAACCTGTAGAAGAAGAACCACATAAACCTGTAGAAGAAGAACAACCACATAAACCTGTAGAAGAAGAACCACATAAACCTGTAGAAGAAGAACAGCATAAACCTGTTGAAGAAGAACAACCACAACCTATAAAAGAAGAACAACCACATAAACCTGTAGAAGAAGAACAGCATAAACCTGTTGAAGAAGAACAGCATAAACCTGTTGAAGAAGAACAACCACACCCCGTTGAAGAACAACAACCACAACCTGTTGAAGAACAACAACCACAACCCGTTGAAGAAGAACAACCACAACCCATTGAAGGAGAACAACCACAACCCATTGAAGAACAACAACCACAACCCGTTGAAGAAGAACAACCACAACCCATTGAAGGAGAACAACCACAACCTGTTGAAGAACAACAACCACACCCCGTTGAAGAAGAACAACCACACCCCGTTGAAGAAGAACAACCACAACCTGTTGAAGAAGAACAACCACAACCCGTTGAAGAAGAACAACCACAACCCGTTGAAGAAACTAAGACAGATGAACAAACCGAAACGTTACAGAACGAACCAACCAATGATATAGATAAATCATTGACAAATGTAATGGATTATTTTGCTACTATGGTAGCTGATAAAGTAGCTCAAAATATATCAAGTGATAAACCACAAAACGGTTTTTTAGCAGTAAATAAAGCAGCAAAAACAATGGCAAATACAGGTGGATCAAAATTTAAAAAAACACGAAGATTCAAATTGACAAATAAAAATAAAACCCGTAATAATAAATAAATTATAACTATATAAATGGTAAATACTTAATTGTATCGTTATCATAGATAGTAATTCTATAAGGTTCATTTAATCCCTCAATGTAAACAGTGTCTCCATTATATAACTTATCACAACCATATTCATTAGTACAACTTCTACCATTTCGAGAAACAGGTAATTTAATACTATTATTTTGATCGCTTATTGTATAATATTGCCATTTATCTCTATTTGTAAATAATGGTCTTCCCATCAAAGGTATAATTTTACCTTTAGAATTAGTAGCGGTCATTATGCCAAGTTGTCTATATTGAGTATTAACAGCACCTATATTAGTAGAAACATTAATTGGAACTAATCCAGGTGTAACAACTGTCGAAGGAAATCCTGGAACAAAATATCTTTCATCACGAAGTGGAGGAGCATATGGATTAATTAGAGGATCACTTGGTAAATTGGTATAAGGCCAACTTGGAATCCAACTATTTAACAAACCAACGTTCTCTCGAGATGTATCTTTAATAATTATTTTTTCTGAAGGTGAATTATTTACGACAATTTTCTGTTTATATATGGTTGTATATATGATGTAAATTAAAATTAAAATACAAATAATAATAAAAAACATTGAATAATTTTCAATGCAAATTACTCCTTGTGGACACTTTTTCATATTATATAAATATAATATTAAAATACTTATTCTGAAAATATCAATTAATTTTGAGCTGGCATAAATTTCTTTGCTAAATTCATAATCCCCCCTAAACCGTCTTTTCCTTCCATTTGTCCCATCATTCCTTGTAAGTTTTGAACCATTGGTTCGATTGATTTAATGAGAGGTGTCATATTTTTCATAGCTTCTGCCAATTGAACTTGCTGTTTCATTAATTTTTGACTATCCGCAGTTAAACGCTGAATACCATCGCTACCAAGAATATTATTTAAATTATCATATGCTTCTTCAACCGTTGTAGCATAATCTATTTTATGAACACTACTTTTGGTTTGATTTGACCCAATACCATCTTCAGTCTGTGCTGCGTTATTTTCAGATGAGGAGTTTTCCAACTTACTCATTTGTAAACCTTGACCAGTTTTAGGCTCTTGGCGGTTATTAGTTAAACTTTCTTTTTTAACGCCAATGATTTTCTTATTGTCATCTTTTTTTTCATTATTTTGTTGATCATCCATTTTTTTTGAATTATTTTCCATACCTTCCTTATTACTTTCGCGTAAAGATAATAAATTTACAACTATTAATGGAGTTCCTAAAATAATAATCATATTTTTACTAAAGTTACTTACTAAAAACCCAATTATAAAAAATATTATAACAGCATTTAAATTACCCATTATAACTAAACTAATAACGTATAAAAAGGTTATTATAGCAACTATATTTAACACCCATTTATTTGTTAAAAATTTTGAAACTACTGATTTTATTTTCATTATATATATAATATTTAAAAAAAATTGATTTAATAATAATAATAAATATTATTATTAAATAAAAATATAATGAACCAATATAATTCTGAGCATGAAACAGATAATGAAAGTCAAACTACTTGGAATGAAAGTGATGAAGAAACCATAAATGATGATTATAATGACTTTTATGAACCAGAAGATATCTCTAATACAAAATATAATATTGTATTATGTGAAAGATATAATAAGAATATACACGGAATATTTAATGATTTTATTAACTATCATTATTTAACTCATTTAAGACTAAAAAAATTCAATAATAATGTAATTAATGATTTGATGAATTTAAATACAAGACTTAAAATTGAAATAGCTGAATGTATTATATTGCCTTCACAACATAATATATGTATTTTAAAAACATTTTGGCTGCGTTTGATTCAACGCGTTTGGAAAAAAATTTATAGAGAAAAAAATAATGTAATAAAAAAACGCTCAAATCCAAACGCGATATTTTATAAACAAATTTTTGGAAGATGGCCAGCTGATTGTTTATTCTATCCTCATTTGAGAGGAATGTTATCTAATTTATCTTGAACTTCTTTTCGTTATCGATCTTCTTTGTGATCTTGTTGTCGATGTAATACTCTTTCTTCTAAAACTCTTTTTATAAGTAAAACCACCTTTTTGTTTTCTATGTTTTTTTGTTTTACGACCACCCATTATACCATTATTTTTATATACTATATTATATTTACGCAAAGTGTTTAAAACTTCATCTGGTGTTTCTAAATTTTTAACTTGATCTAATGCTTGTTTATATTTATTATTTTCATTACCGGTGTTACGATAAACTTGTTTACTTTTAGCTTCTAATTGATTTTTTAATTGTCCAAATTCAATATCATTGTTGCCTATTCTGATAATATCAGTATTCATTAATTTTGGTGTTGCTAATGATGATTGTTCTTGAACACCCCCATTATTACGTGTTGGTTGACCTTGTAAACCACGAGAAATATTTTCAATAGATTGCTCAATATTATTTAATAAAGAATCCACTTCTTGCTTTGTTGTAACATTAGGAACAGAACCAATAAGTTGATCTAATTCTTCAGTTGCTTCATGTATTGCTTCTGTCGCAGCTATTAATCGATTCGTCAATTGTTGGTTTTGTTGATTAAGCTGTTCGATTTGTTTTTGTAAATCAGCAACTTGTCCCTGCGATTGATTTTGAGTTTGATCAAGTTGTTGTTTTGTTTGTTGATGTTCGTTTTCTTTATCTTTTAATTGTTGTTCATAACCTACTATTTTTTGTTCACATTCATTAATTTTTTGATTTAATTGTTGTTCTTGTTCTTGTAATTGCTTTTGATTTGTTTCTGTTAATTGTTGTATTTGTTCAGCATGTTCCTTAACTTTTTGATCACCAGTTGCTTGTATTTGACTTTTTAAAGCATTTAATTCATTTTCCATAGATTCTTTTTGTTGTGTTAAATCTCTAAGGTTTGCTTCATATTGGTTTATTTTATTTTGTTGTTCTGAAATTTGTTTTTGCGTTTGATCTCTGTATTGATTCATCTGTTGTGTGAGTTCATCTTTCTCTCTATTACAATTATTTATCAATTGTTGTAATTGTTCAATTTTTTTATCTTTATCACCAACAGAAGTATTATTTGTATTAATTTGTGTTTCTAAATTATCAGATTTCTTTTTTAATTCATTAATTAAACCAGCTAATACCTGAACACGTTGATTAATTTCGCCAAGTTTACTTTTTAGATCATCTGTAAATTGTTGTTTAAATTGTAAAGATTGTTGAATTCTTCCTTTAACCTGTTGTAATTTATTCATTTTTTCTTCAAATTGAGTTAAAAAATCCGGTTGTGAATCAGCCATATATATAAATGCCTATATAAAATTAAAAAATTTAGTTGTTTTTTAATTTACTAAATTTTGTGTATTGTCAATAATCGAATCTAAACTTTTCTTAATCGAATTAAGTTCACGTAAAATTTTAGATTGTTCTTCTTTAGCATCTTCTATATTATGTTTTGTCAATTTGCCTGAGAGTGTTAAATCTCTAATGTATTCATCTAAAACTTCAAGAGCTTTAATTTGATCTCTTTTTTGTTGATTTATATGTCCACAAAATTTGTCATAATCATGTCTCACAGCATCTAAAAATATATTTTGCTTTGTAATAAACCTCAGTTTTTTTTGTTTCTCAATTAACATATTTCTTTTTGCTTCAATCAATCCTTGAATGTGTATAAACTTTTCATCATTTACTCTAATAGGAATTATTACTCTTGTCTGATAAGGTACTATTTGTTCCATTCTTAAAATACTTAATTATTTTAATATTTAAAAAAAAATTTAAAATCTTTAATATATATTATTTAGGATGTCGAGAAACAATACTGAGCTTTTACTAACCCCCGATGATAATAGGTTTGTCATGTTTCCAATTAAATGTGATGACATATGGAAAATGTATAAAAAACAGGTAGATTGTTTTTGGAGAGCAGAAGAAATTGATTTATCAAAAGATATAACACATTGGGAGAGCTTAAATGCTGATGAAAGATATTATATATCAATGATTTTAGCTTTTTTTGCGGCAAGCGATGGTATTGTTTTAGAGAATTTGGCTTCACGTTTTATGAACGATGTTCAATTGGCAGAAGCAAGAGCCTTTTACGGTTTTCAGATTGCTATAGAGTCAATTCATTCGGAGGTTTATTCGTTATTAATTGATTCATACATAAAAGATAAAGAAGAGAAATCTAAGCTCTTTAATGCTATCCAAAATTTCCCTTGTATCAAAAAGAAATCAGATTGGGCGCAAAAATGGATTCATGATAACAGAAGTAGTTTTGCCACAAGATTAATTGCCTTCGCATGTGTAGAGGGGATTTTCTTTAGCGGCGCATTTTGTAGTATTTACTGGTTGAAAAAACGCGGTCTAATGCCTGGTCTAACATTTAGCAATGAATTAATATCGAGGGACGAGGCACTTCACTGCGAATTTGCTGTACTTTTATATTCCAAACTACAAAAAAAAACAGATAAAATTCGCGTTTATGAAATAATCAAAGAAGCGGTTGAAATAGAGACTGAATTTATTTGTGAAGCATTACCATGTAAGCTTATAGGAATGAATTCAGATTTAATGACGCAATATATTAAATTTGTTGCGGACAGATTAGTAGTTCAGCTCGGTTATAAAAAAATTTATAATATTGCCAATCCTTTTCCATGGATGGAAATGATTAGTTTAGAGGGCAAAACAAATTTCTTTGAAAAACGTGTGGATTCGTATTCTCTTGCTAATAAAACTAACGTTGAAAATGCTTTTATTTTAGATGAAAATTTTTAGATATTGTTGTAATATAAAGGTTATAATAAATTATAATAAATTATAAGAACTTAAATAAAAATTATATTTATTATTTATAATGACTAAAGTTCCAAAGGATTATTCACAGACTATTATTTATAAGCTTTGTTGTAAAGACCCTACAATTGATTGTATTTATATTGGTCACACAACTAATTTTAATCAAAGAAAACATAATCACAAAACAAACTGTTTTAATGAAAATTCAAAAAATCACAATCTTAATGTTTATAAATTTATTAGAGATAATGGAGGTTGGGATAATTGGTCTATGATACAAATAGAAGAATTAGATTGTAAAAATTCTATAGAAGCAACTAAAAGAGAACGTTATTGGATTGATTTACTAAAACCAAGATTAAATAGTATAAATCCAATTGCTTTTAAAGATGAAAAAATATTACAAAAACACATTTGGTATCAAGAAAGAAAAGAACAAATATTAGAAAAAGCAAAACAACATTATGAAGAAAACAAAGAACAAAAAATTGAATACCAAAAACAATATGCGGAAACAAACAAAGAAAAAATTAAAAGTTACCAAGATGAATATAGAGAGAAAAATAAAAAAAAATTAGCTGAAGAAAAAAAGATATATAGGGAACAACATAAAACCGAAGCATCTGAAAAACACAAAGCTTGGAGAGAAGCAAATAAAGAAAAAATTAAACAACAAAAATCACAAATTATTAATTGTGAGTGTGGAAGTAATTATACATTTGGAAATAAACACAGACATCTTCAAACTAAAATTCATAAAGATTTTGTTGAAAATACGCAAATTAATATTCTTTAAATTGTTTTATTAAATATTTTATAAAACAACTTAAAAAGGTTAAAAACAACATTTAGTACCAATGACAATAGCTTTGGATATATTTTTTATAATTTTCCATCCTGACTATTTTTACACTTATATAATTATTAAATCATTACAATGATTTGTTGTACACGGAAATTTATAATTTGATGTACAGCCTTTATCGCAATTTTCACACCCATTTCCAAATGTATATGGTGCTGTTACTGGTGTTGCACAGCAACATACACCGTAATTTTTACAAACATTACCGCCCGCACTATTACAATTATTACCATAACAACTTGATATACAATTACAATTGTTATATCCTTTTATTTTTCCGGATATAGAACATTCATGATTTGCGCATGTTAAATCACATGTTCCAATGTCTTGTGGTTCCATTTCTATGCAACTGGACGCACAACAACAAATTTTTGAATTATCAGGATAGGATAATTTACACGATTGATGAGTTGTACATATTGGTGTTAAATTAGATGGATTTATAGTTGGTATTAATGACCAAATAGCGGATGGTTTTACTGTTGGGGAATCTGTTGGAGCATTGGTTGGAGCATTGGTTGGAGTATTGGTTGGAGCATTGGTTGGAGTATTAGTTGGAGCATTGGTTGGAGTATTGGTTGGAGCATTGGTTGGAGTATTGGTTGGAGTATTGGTTGGAGTATTGGTTGGAGCATTGGTTGGAGCATTGGTTGGAGTATTGGTTGGAGCATTGGTTGGGGAATCTGTTGGAGCATTGGTTGGGGAATCTGTTGGAGCATTGGTTGGGGAATCTGTTGGAGTATTGGTTGGAGCATTGGTTGGAGCATTGGTTGGGGAATCTGTTGGAGTATTGGTTGGAGCATTGGTTGGTTCAATAGTAGGAATATTTATATATTTTTTACATATAGTTGTTTTTTGAGAACATAAATTACATTTTTGATTATCATTAGCACAATTATTTTCCATAGGCTGAGAATATGGAATAATATTTTTATATTGTCCATCATGTATATAAAAACATATATCAATACAATTTTTATTTGATGGTATTAAAATAGAGCCTACATATTGTTTATATGATACTTGACTGGTTTTTTTACATGGATTATTACAATCTGACATACTAATAAAACTAATAGTTACATTATTAATTGCTCTATTAATACAATTATTAATAATAACTAATTGTGAATTATCAATATTAATTGGTTGATATTGATATAAAGATGTGTTAGTAAAACAAAATGTATCCATAATACAATTAATACCTTGTTTTATATTATTTTTACATATAATGTTAGCAAAAATGGTATATTTAAATAAAATTAACATACATAATAATATTTTATTCATTTATATATTATATAATATATAATATATAAATCTTTAAGTTATATTTTAATAATCCTTAAATTTATACCAATATTTTTATTGGATGACTTAATTCTCTTTAATAGTGGTTACATTAGAAATATTTTTAATAATTTTCTCATTCTTGACGTTATCTGTTGTCATAGCTTCAATTACTATTTTATCATATGCGTCTGACATTTTATCAGAGGAATTACTATAATCTGGATATTTCTCTCGAAATTGTGGCAGTAATCTTATATTTTTATTAGCAATTGTCTTGACTACTTTCGTAAGTTTACTTTTATTTTCATCTTCTTTTTGCCATTTATCTTCATCTTTTATATACATTGTTTCCCTCTTTTTATCAGTACAATGGATAGGTCTTTCTGTTTCATCTAAATTATTTAAGTTTTTTACTATTATTTTTGAAATGCCTTCTACATAACCAAGCTCACCTACATCGATTAGATCAGTAAGCTGTAACTTTATAGAATCTACAAAATCTGTAATATTCATCGCGTTTTTACATGTTTCATTTAAAAAGAAATTAAGATTGAATGCCTTATTATGAGAATTTGTATTAGTAGTATTATTACTATTATTTACAATACCATTTTCCGTTAATTTAATTATCATATCTTGTTGACCTTTAATAAGATCTGCGTTTTGCTTAAGAAGAGTAATTATGAGTTCATCTTTATCTATTTCCGTAAGTTTTTTAGTATTTTCTTTATCAAGAGTTTTAAGTTCTTTCTGTATATTTATTTCTTCAAAACAATTACATTTTAATTGATGTTTCCATAAGCCCGACTTAGTTTTAAATAATTTTCCACAATCACAAAAAAAAGTTTTTTCAAGTTTTTTTATTTCCTCGGGGTTTCCTTGTGACCGTAATACATGTTTTGGTCTATTCAA